ACTTTCAGCCGCCTTAACTGCATTATCCGATTTAAGAACCTGAACTTAGCACGCATTATTCCTACATCACGCGCAGAAATCACCTACAAACAACAACTCAACACCAAAAATATGCAAGCCGCAACTCATTAACTATCGGCCTCTAGAGCGCCATGCGACCAGGGCAGCAAAAACAAAGCAGGGTATTGCCACGACAATACAGAAAATCGCTAATCGTGTAGACTGCTCATTGTACAAGGTAACGATTTGACGATTCATTCGATCATCGAACAAGATTCGCCCTTGCTGGGTAGCCATTTGGCGAATTGTAACACCCTGCTCTGTGTCTTCTACGGTCAGCCTTACTTTGTAACCTATTCGCAGCCCCAATTGATCGAAGGCGTCTTTGTACGCAAACATGGCCTTACCGTACAGCACACCTTGTAGCCTGTAGGACACGCCAAACTGCAACAGCGACTTATCAACTCTCCATTCATCAGCGTATCCACTAACCCATCCATCCAAAGTAATCTGACTAAGGGGATCTGGCGCTATGTAAGTTTTTTTGTCGTAGCAATAAAATGTAGCAAAGACCATCATCGTCACACCTACACATAGCAGGTAGACTATCTGCATTCGTGTCGTCTTCGGCGGGGGATTTTCGCAGGAATACTCCATTGGCTTACTTTAAGCTTCCGTAAAATTAATGTGTCCTTAGCATGAAGAAATCAGTGATAGCGATCAATACCCCCAAAGCTCCATTGCAAGCCAGGATGTTCGAAGGGTCCGATATCTATGTTCCAGCCACGAGAAATGGGGAGAGGAAAAATCATCGGAAGCGAATCAACCTCGACATAACCTGCGCCGCCACTACTAGCACGCGTGTCTACGTAGTGAACAACCTCATCGCTGGCAAGCACTACAGCCTTGCTAACAGGGTTCCAACGAGTGACTGCGATACGGCTCTTGTATTTGGCTTTAATCTGCGCCAACGAGACGAGCTTCAGGTCAGGCGCGATCCAATACTGCGGGTAGACCACATTTGAATTGGCCCTCAGGTGCTTCTCCCAAACCGGCTTCACCAAGGACTGATACACATTACGTGCAACGTCAGATGTAATAATTCCCGCAACCCCAGCGCCTACACCTATAGCGGTTAAGGGCACAGACAAGCTCGAAGCTCCGGCGAGAATGGTTACACTGCCCAACACCCCAGCTACATTTCCTACCAAGCTGATAACATCCCCCACTTGGAAAGTGCCATGATTACGGTACTCTGCGGTAATTTTCAGAAAGACCGTAGTGCCCGCCAGCAGATTGGTTTTAATGTTGAGAAAGGGCGTGAATCCTGCGGTCAATTTGACGATCGAAGTCACTCCCGCCACTGCGGCGCCAGCCTGTGCAGCCTGATTGACCAAAGCAAAGCCACGTTTATCACTATTGTACTGGTCAACCAGCGACGTCCCCGCGACGCCAACACCAATGGGTTTATCGACATACCCAAGGATGATTTCCACTTTCTTTCCCATGCCCTATCGCTCCTTGATAATGGTCTTGAACGCCACACTCATGCGCAGCCGGTTACAGCTTGCCGCTGGCGCCCTAGCAGCGTGCGGTACTTCACCATTCATGACGACAACGCGCCTTGGCTTGGGCTGAACCGTCATGACGATGCTGTCCTTGTCATCGTCGTAGAACACTAGCTCGCCACCCCAGCAGCTTGCCCAGTGGTCATTACAAAATACGATGACGCTTTGTCCCGGCTCCTCGGGAGTGTTGTCCCGGTGAATTGGTCCGTCCTGCGCACTGGTCTGACCATTGGCATAGACACCTAAAAGAGTAGCGTTGGGCATATGCGCCGCTTTGATACGCGCCCAGAAGTCGGCAAGAAAACCCCAGCCGGGCCGCTCGCGTAACTCCTGCTCACAATCCTCCAGTTCGTTTCGCCGTGAGCCTGCAATGAAACTGTGCCAGGAGGGCCGCTCAAGTGGTCCATACGGATAGGGCCAGCCATATCGCCAGATAGACTCACTCAGTTTTTGATGGAGCTGGGCGTGATCTTCTGCACTAATACCTTCATCGATCACGCAGATATCCCTATAAGCAATTACACCACTCATTCTTCGACTCTCCTTTGTCGTCAGATTCCTGGTACGGGATCTGACAATAGAGAGCATTGCTTTCAAGGGGCATAGGGAAACCTCACCAGAAGTTGGGTGTTCCTTCCCTATGCCTGGATAAAATCAGCATGCTCAGGTGCCCTACCCTTGGCCTGCGCCTTGCCTGCCTTGCCACCATTGCACTGCACCGTGGTGCGCCAGCCGGAGCTGGTGAACACCTGCTCCACCGACTCGATCAGGTACAGGCCATCTAGCCCGGCGATAAAGCCCGTGGCCTCGATGCTGCGCTCGGCAAACAAGTCGGTGCGCCCGGGCATGTCCAGGCGCACGCTGGCAGTGGCGCGATTGAAGCTGGCCAGGCGTGCCTTGGCGGCCTGCTCGGCAGCGTTGCGGTTGGGGTAGACATGGCGATCGGTGTGCACCGGCTGATCACCCGGCGGCACCTCGCTGTTGTTCAGCTCGACCACTTGCAGGGCGCCGCTGGCACTGTCCTGGTGACGCGTACGCACCGCTTTGTGGGCGTGTTTGTTATCCAGCCTGAACTGCCACTGGCTCACCGCGCTGCGTTCAAGGGTAACCACCCCCAGTGGCTTGCCACTGGCGCTCTGCCCGGCTTGGCGGGGAAGCACCAGCAGTTGGCCGTTGGCAAGCTTGGCGGTACAGTCGTACAGACGTGCCAGGCGGGTGATGAAATTGAGATCCGACTCACTGTATTGATCGACCCGGTCGACGTGGCTGAGCACCGGGCACACGGCCTGCCAGCCGTTGCGCGCGGCGATCTGGGCGACGATCTGTTGCACTGAGACGAACTCCCAGCTGCCGCTGCGAATGGTCTTGCCGCTGCCGCACAGGTCACTGGCCTTGCCACGGATCACCAGGCTGTCGGGCGGGCCGGACAGCTCTACCTCGTCGACCGTATAGCGGCCCAGGCGAGTCAGTGGCTGTCCGGCGTACCCCAACTGCACCTCGATCGAGGCCCCCCGCGCAGGCAGGGCCACGGCGCCATCACGGGCATCGATGCGCAACTCGAAATCATCCGATTCCATGCCCGGTTTATCCGTGGTGCGCAGCAGGAGCAGGCGATCGTTGATCAGTGCGGTGATGTCGTGACCGTCGGCGACGATGCGAAAGATCGGTTGCATGGCAAGACTCCTCTATCAGTCCCACAGCAGCAGCGTGCCGCTGGTTTGCGCCGCCAGGGCTGGCAGCCGGATGAGCACACCGGCGCGAAACGGTTGGGCCTCGTCTGCCAGGCTTTGATTGGCGGCCAGCACGGCCTCCAGCGTGCCATTGAGATGGCCGTAGTAGTGGTGGCAGAGGCTATCGAGCAGATCGCCCTCAGACGTCATGCAGGTCTTGGCCATAGCTGACGAACTCCAGTGAGAATCCTTGTTTGCGTGGAATACCACCGGCCAGCAAGCTGGCCTGGTCTTCCTCGATACTGGTCAAGCACCAGGTGCCAAGCACCTCGCCGTAGCCGGTGATCAACGACAGCGGCAGCAACTGGCGGCCAATACCGCGCAAGGTCTGCAGCTGGCCCAGGCCACCTTTGAAACCAGGGAAGATCGCACCACGAATGCTGATGGTCTCCTCGCCGCGGCTGACCGCCTGCTGCGCGTTGTCGCGGCTCAGGCGCTCCTGGCCGGCCCAGCGAAAACGCGTCTGCCGGCGTAGTTGATCGAACGCGGCGGTATCGAGGTTGAAGTAGTACGGTGCAGCGCCAGGCTTGAGTGGTTGCAGCACCAGCAGGTGGGGAAACGGTTTGATCGCCTGCGCCGCGGGTGTGGTGTCAGGCGCAAAGCCCAAGGTCGACAGCGCGTCACTGACCGTCGTACGCACCTCGCCCACCACCCGACGAATCGCCGCTCCCGCCTTGCCCGCATGTTCGGCAAAGCTGTCGATGCGCTCGCGCACTTGGCGTACCACGGCGAGCGTCTGGTCATATTTGCCAATCGCCTTGTCGACCCTGGCCTGGGCTGCGGAGATCGCACGCAGGGTGCGCTGCAGCCGCAGTCCAATCGCCGGCCCGACCACCGGCAGGCCTTCAAGATCGGAGGCCGCACTCTGCACGTGATCGATTGCCTGGTTGAGCGGGTCAAGCATGGCATCGGCACGCTGGCGCCCGGCCTCCCCGGCCTTGACCAAGGCATGCAGCCCGGCTTGTAGCTGTTGCAGGTAAGTCATGAAGCGTCCTCAGGCAACGTGGGGGGTGTCGGCCAACTGCACCGACTGCGCCCGCTCCATCAACTCGCTCAGGGTGCGCCGGGCAATTGCCTCCATTTGCTGCAGCACCGAGGGGTCATCGAGGGTGGTGTTCAACGTCAGGGGCATGTTGGCGGTGAAGGTGAACTGCTGATTGATCGGCGGGCGGGGGCTGGTTGCTGGAGTCGGCACTGTCGTAGCGGGTATCGATGGCTGCTCAGTGGCGGTATCCAGCCTGCGCGCCGCCTCACCCACGGAGGTAGGTGCCTTGCGCTGCTCGCTGACAGGGGCTGGTGGATTTTGGCTGGAACCCATGGACAGGGTTCTGGCCAGCCAGCCGCCGACGCTTTCTCCGCCCATGCTGCCCAGCGCCCCACCGATCAGGCCTCCGATCGCCGTACCAATGACGGGCACTACCGAGCCGATGGCGGCGCCGGCTGCGGCGCCGGCCAGGGTGCCGCCCAGCCCACCCACGGCAGCGCCGTAACCTTCGAGCTTTTCTTGCGAGCTGCCTTCACTGCTGAAGGTTTGGGCAATCTGCAGGCCGGCATCCACCAGGGCGCCACCTGGGACACGCTTGAGCAATCCTTTTGCCAAGGGGCGCGCGCCACTGACCGCCTTGAACATCGATGGCTGGCCTGGCACAGGAGACTGGCTGCCTGCACCAGGGATTCTGGGCACATGGGTTTGTTGCATAGATTGCGCCGGGATGATGTCGCCAGCGGCAGTATCGCTGCCCATCTGCGCAAGCCGGTTTGGCGCAGCAGAGCCAAGCCGTGGGCTGCTTGAAGCGTTGTTTCGGTTAGCCTCACCGGTAGGGGTAGCATCTGCGAAGACGCTTACTGGCGGTTGCGCAAGCGCGTTGATCGAAGTGGAGTTCTGCGCCCGTTCCTGCTCTTGGCCGCCCTCCTGGTCTTCGATTTCTTCCTCCTCCTCCTCTTCTTCTATTGCCGGTCCGGGTGTGTCCGTTTGCTGTCCTTCAGCAACCCGGGAAAGTGATGTCGGCACTTTTCCTGGGCCTTGCGCTGGATCAGGCGAATCCTTGCCAGCAAAAAATTCGTAGAGACTCTCACCGGCCATGCCACCGAGCTTCTCCCCGACGTAACCGCCGACCAACTCGCCGATGTCGTCAGCCTTTTTCTTGCCGATCACGCCACCCAGTGCGGCCCCTAGCAGGCTGCCGCCCAACTCACCCAGTGCGCCGCCAACCCCCTTGGCGGTCTCTTTGCCGTTTTCAGCAAAGGCCAACGAGTCAACGACTTTCAAGCTGGCTGAAGCCGCAGCCATGTTGCGCCTGCTTTTTACCGCTTCTGTGGCTCGCTGTTGTTGATCAGGTGAAAGCTTCTGGTAAGCCTCGTACCCTCCCCAACCAGCGGCGACTGCGGCGCCCGTGGCAGCAGACAAGGTCAGTCCGGTCTTGAGGGCTTCGAAGCTTGACCCCACCAGGGGCTGCTCCGTGTGCTTGGCAGTCGTCGCAGTGCCATCGTTCGGCGCTGAGGCGGGGGCAGACGTTGCTGCATATGCTGCCTTGGTCTGGATCGCTACAGGCAGCGGCATGGGGATCTGCCACGGGCCAGGCGCAATCAGCGCCTGGCGTGCCAAGATCTGGTAGCGGCGCTGCAAGCGCTCGACGGCAGCGGCCTCACGCTCGAGCCTGTCGATCTGCGCCTCGTGCGTTTGTGCCTGGTCAATCGCCAGCGCACCCTCCACTTGACCGGTCTTGTCCAGTTCAAGCCCCAGGCGAAACACCTCTGAGCTGATTCGCCCTAGGCGGATGCTATCCGCTTGCTTGCGCAGCGGCGCCAGCCGTTGGCGCAGCAGGTCGAAGGTGATGCCCAACGTCTGAGCAAGCGTGACGGCGGTGCCGAGCGCGGATACTTGTGTATCGGCCATCCGTTCCTCCTTTTACTCCGAAAGCCACCAGACCATGTCGCTGTGCGACATGGTCATGATTTCGCTCGCGGAAAAGTTCAGCTCCTTGGCCAGCCGCTTGGCAGCGGCTTTCTGCCGGGCCGGGTCAAAGCTCGTCGTCCTGCACCAGGCGAAAGTAGCCGCTCTGCAAGCGGCTGTAGTCTTTCAGGGCCAGGCCTTCGAGGTCCTTGACGCCGACCTCGGCCAGCGAGGCGAACAGGTTCAGTTCACGCTGCTCGTCATCGCCCGCGCCACCCGCTTGGGCATTGCGGATGTCACGCACAGTCGGCGCACGCAGCGACAGGCTGTCGACCTGTACGCCGTTGGCTTCGCTGGCACGAGACAAGCGCACCGTCACCCGCTCAGCGTTCAGGGTCAGCCATTGCGGAAGCTTTTTCGCTTGAGCCATGTCGGTTCTCCTTACAGGCCAAGGGCTGCACGTTGCGCGGCCAGTTGGTCGACACCGTCGATCACGCGCTTCATGCCCAGGGCATCGATCTCGTAGACCAGGCGGCCATCGACTTCGAGCTTGTAGTAGGTGACGGCGACGCTGTGCTTGATCTCGGCTTTGTCGCCGGATTTCCAGTCGCCCATGTCGACTTCCTTGAGCGAGCCACGCAGGGTGACCACCACTGGATTGATCTTGCCCTTGAGGCCCTTGAAGGCGCCGCGGAAGGTGCCGTTGAAGGCACTGGCATCGGCCAGGCCGAAGAACTTCAGGGCTTCACGGCGCACACCGGTCGTGGTGAACGCGGCTTCCTGTTTCTCCATGCCCTGGTCCATCTCGACCGGCATATCCATGCCGCCGGGGCGGTGCTCTTCCATCTTCAGGGTGAGTTTGGGCAGGGTCAGGCTGGGTACATCGCCCTGGAAGCTGACGCCGTCGACGAACAGGTTCAGGTTGGCCAGGGTTTCGGGAATCATTGCCATGTAGATGCGCTCCTTAAGCGGCGGAATCGAGGACTTCGGTCAGCCACTGGTTGGTGACTTCGACGCGGAAATTGGGGTTTTCGGCAGGCGGGACATCGGTGAAGCGGATGTTCCAGTACACCTTGCCCTGCTCCAGTTGGCTGGCGGTGTTCAGTTCAGGGTCGGCGTAGACCTCGAAATTGATGATCGCGCCCTGGTTCTTCAGGTCGCGCATGAAAGCCTGCAGGCCCTCGGTGACGTCCTTGACGTAGGTGGCGGTGATCGCCCGGTCGACTGCCCATTTGTGGCCGTAGAGAATCGCGTCCATGACGATGTCCATGGTCCGCACACGGGTGACGAAAGCCCATTTCGGGTCGCTGGACAGGGTGCGGTTACCCCACAGGCGGAAGCCGTCGTCGCGAATGATGGTGGCGATGTTGGCGTTGTTCAGCAGGTTGGCGCGGCAGCTGTCGTCGCCATCGAGGAACTCCACCGGACGGCGGGTACCCGTGATACCGACGAACTCCTTGTTCGACGGCGAGGCCCAGAAGCCGTATTCGCTGTCAGTCCAGGCGAACAGGCCGGCGACCCAGGCCGAACCTGGTGCATCGACGGTGGCCTCGGCGTCGTTGTCCCAGTAACGCACGCCTGGGTCGACCAAAAAGGCTCGCTTGGCGCCAAAGTTGCCAGCGTAGGCGATGGCCGCCTCGTCGGTGGTGTTCGGCCCATCGATGATGGCGATGGCGCGCAGTTTGTCGGCCAGAGCGACCAGCGCGGTGCCAACGGCCTCGACGGCACTGTGCTGGGGCGCCACCAGCAGGCGTGGCTGGGCGTTGAAGCGGCTCTTGCCGTCGAGTAGCGCTTGCAGGCCGGTGCGTTTGCCGTCCGCTTGAACCGCGCCGATGATGGCTGCGGTCTGCTCGGCTGCGTCTTCGACCTTAGCTACGCCACAGGCGACGATGACGGCCTTGGCGCGGCTGTAGATTGCCCGACAGGCCTTGGTGATGGCCGCGTTAGCGCCGAACGCGGCCACCGCTTCGCGCTCGCTGGTGATCATCACCAGGTCATTCGGCTTCGCGGTGGTGTCCGCGCCAGGGGTGAAGGTGTCGACCAGGCCAATGATCGAGGAAGACGGCAAGGCGATAGTGCGCGCGCCGGTGTCAATGTTCGTTACGGTAACGCCGTGAAAGAAGCCAGACATAGACTCTCCAGATACGAAAAGGCCCCGCGTCAGCGAGGCCAGAAGGGATACAGCAGAAAGGAAAACGCCCCGTTAGTGCGGGGCGTCATTGGGTTTGTTCGGCGATCCAGGGCGGGGCCACCGGGCGATATTCGCTGTAGGGAAAACGACTGTCTTGCGGCCAGTCGCGCAGCGCCTGGCGGTAGACCAGCAACGCGGTGAATTGCTCAGCGGCCAGCGTGGTGGCCAACTGCATGTCCTGCTCGTCGCGGTGACGCGTCACAAGCCATTCGGTAGAGGACACTGCGCCGTCTCGCCAACTGCGCTCGACTGCTTGAAGGTCAGTTATGTTCGTCGGCTTGTACGCCGGCGGATCAATCAGGATCGGCAGCCCCTGAGCGTCATGGCTTCTGACCTTACCCTTTTCAGGATTGGCGATGGTCTCTTGATAAAGCTCCTCGCTTATCTCCTTAGCATCATCCGGGATGTCTTTATGGATAGCAGGCAAATAACAGCAGCCCGTGCTTGCGCTATACAACCGCATTAAAACCTCCAGTTATTTACCGATAGCGAGCCAATACAAAGTTCCTGCCACAACAGTGGCAGTGGTATCGCGTGCCGCGATGGTCACGCCGACGCCGGTACGGGTGAAACCGTTCAAGTCAGGGGTAGTTGTTCCAGCATCGGAAATGCATTGCACGTTGTAGCAGGCGCTTGGAAACGCGATGTTGAACGGGACACTGACGGGCACATAGTTGACTGCCTCACCGTGGGCATACCCTCCCCACTGAATCACCAGCCCGCCTAGCCAGGACGGAAAAACGATATAGCCATTAAGCGCCAGGCTTGCGGAAAAGCCCAAACGCATAGCCTGGAATACCCGCAAAGGCGACATCATCTTGTTATTTGCTGTACCCGCCTCAGCCTCAGGTTGGCTCGCATATTCAAGAGTTCGGGTGGTCCACGACGCTTCCCACTCAGACCACACCCCCAGCTCATGCCGGTTGCGCGTCCATATATTCGCACCTACGCCATTGCCACCGTCAACGATTGCAATCTGCGCCGATTGTTGACCTGC